CGTATTTGGTTTCTCTGACCCTAGAGGTATCTTCGGATCAAACGCAACATAATAATTAAATATTTAGGGGCCGAACACAATTCGGCCCCTTTTTTTATATAGGGTGAGAAAATGACTAAATTCCTAATAAATATCTGGGCTTATGACTATCACGGAAAATTTGAAGTGGAGTCTGAAGACAATCCAACCTCATTGGAACAAGCAATAGTTGACAAACTAGGGAAAAATGATATTATCTGGGAAACAACGGGAATGTTCGCCCCGTTAAACAGAATAACCTATGAGGAGGTTACTTATGATACAAGACCTATACAAACAAAAAAGGTCCTTGGAGTTGAAGTGGGAACAGGAGCATCTATCTAATAATAGATATACTCTTGAAATGGTCAGAATCGATGACAAAGTAAAAAAAGTCATCACAAAAATTAAGTTAGAAGAAGCAGCCATTGCTCACAGACAAAATACTGTAGAAGGTATTGCTCCGCAGGTTTCAGTAGCTACTTAATAAAAAGCTACATTTAAAAATCACATATAATCCGTAGGCTCTCTTGCGCTCTACTTAAATGTATTGTATAAAAGACACACTATACAATTTAATTAGAATACTGACGAGTATAGTCGACGGCCTAGAGACAGTATTCATAAACTAGGAGGATATAATTATGGCAAACACTACGTTTTCTGGACCAATATTAGCTGGTAATATTAAAAATACTACTGGAACTACTGTTGGAACAGACATGAAAAATACAGGTCAAGTTGTAATGGCACAAAGCTTTGCAATTGATCTTTCAGGCGGAGCAATCGCAGCTCAAGCATCAGATGTAATAATTCCAGCAAACTCACAAATCATTGATTGTGTTTTTGATATTATTACAGCAGCAAACACTTCAACTAATATTAGTGTTGGTTTTGTTGGTGGCGCAGCTACTGCTCTTGTAAATGCTTATACAATTGGAACAACTGCGGGTAG